TTCTCGTGTCATAGTTCGTTGTGTTGATTAGAGTGCGCCACGCCGTTCTAGGCGCGGAAGGTGTCGCGTGCGGAAATCCGCCAGCATGGCGCACTCGTGGTTGGTTGTTTTAGTTGCGTTCGCTCTTGAGTTTGTCGATGGCTTCTATCGCCTCCTCCCAATCACCTCCGAAGACGTGAGTGATGGCGCTCTGTGCGGTGTCACTTAGTGGCACTTCCTTCGCTATCTCCCGTAGCTCTCTGAGTAGCTCGGTATAGTCCTTCGTGTCGGGCGCAAAGCCGAGATTTTTGGCTTCACGGCAAACCCACCATATCGCCCCAGCATTCCCCCGACTTCTGTATTGTGCATAGTCCACTATTCTCTGAATGGCATTGCCTCGGAAGAAGTCGATACGATAGGTGACAAGCAGGTTGCCACACCACGCTCTCAGTCTTTCTTTTTGTGATTGTGTCATAGCTATATGTTGTTAGTTAGTCTTGATTATCTCGGTTGAACATTGAGTATATCTGCTCGACTATCCACGCTCTACCCTCCGCCTTAGCTTCTTTGAGGGTGGGGAGGACCATATCGAGATTACCTTTCAAGCGCTCCGATACAGAGTAGACGCACCAGCCACCTCCAGCTGAGTACTTGCAGATGTGTATCCGCCAAGCGTTCACCATTGTCCACCATTCGTCGTCGCCAGCCTTGCACCATACAAGCGGTCGCAGGCTTCTGTCGATGAGCTTGCGGGTGATAGCCTCGGGAGGATATGGGGCTTTTGCCATCAGCTCCGCTCGCATTGCTTTGAACATGTTTATGCACAACCGATTGGTCTTGGCGAGCTTCCTTGTGCAGCGTTTAAGCTCGTCTATCTCCTCGGTCTTGGCGGTCACCTCCTTTGCGAGCTTCTCCTTTTCTTGGAACAGCGAGTAGTTGTGCTTCGTGAGGCTCTCACGCAGGTCTTCCTTGGACTCTTGGACTACGTCCACCTTACACTCTAAATCCACACAGCGGAAATAGAAGAACACGCACAACACGACTGAGACAACGTAGACCACTAAGAGGGTGGTGAATGCTCCGATCGTCATAGTCATAGCTGTACATTCTTGGTTAGTAACTCTTCGGTGATCTCGAGAGCGGTAGGCTCTGCGTCTCGGTGCTTCGCCACTCGGAAGCGGGTGACCTTGTCTCCTGTCCAGCCCGTTAGCTCTCGGTAGGCGTAGTAGCCTTTCTTGAGGAAGGGCAGGATCAGGGCGTGTGCCTCCCCGTGTGTGAGGGGCTCCCCGTTGTCGCCATCCTTGATAACCACGGTGCAGTAGGCATGCCCATCAAGTCTCTTGAGTATCTCTGTGCGCATCTGCTCTACATAGCTATGTCGTACGCCCCAACCCTTGTCATTCTCGGGTATCTCGGTGGGCGTCACGTCATCCGCTTCGGGCGCGGTGATTGCCTTTGGCTCACGCTCTCTGCGTTCGTGCCACAGCGTGAGCGTCGCTGCGAGCGCCCAAACAAAAAGCCCACCGCAAGCGATGATGAGCAGGTCGATGATGTTGTCTATTGTCATTGTTCGTCAAGTTCAAAGAGGCTACACACCTCGGTTATGATAATATTGCGGGCTTCCTCCATTGCACTATCGAGGGTCTTGTGTAGTAGCCTGCATCCCGTGATAGGGCTGTTATTGCGTAGTGCAAGTAGTCGAGCCTTCGCTGGTGAGTTACTGACACACTTTATCTCCAGCTCAATCTCTCCGCCAACGGACGTCATCGTCGCCTTATATGTACAGAGTTCATGGTTGTACGCCCACCCTATTGGCTTGAGGCTCTTTGCTATGTCGTTACGTGTCATAGTCCCTTAGTATTTCTTGCCGTGCAGGGCAGGTCGTGTGGCGTTGTACTTGAACTTCAGCTCTATGTGCGTCATAAGGTCGATGCCGAGGTGGTCGCAGAGCAACTCAAGGGACTTGATGGCGTAGAGAATGGCGTATCGGTGAGCTGCCTTACCACAAAGGCAGCACGCCTCCTGAAGGATAGGCCACAGCGCATCGGCAAGCGTCATTTCCCCTGCGATGTAGAATGCAGATACGCCTAAGTCGGTCTCTACCTCCTTCTCCGAAAGCGCACGATCTTTGAGCATCCACCCCAGCAGGTCAAGAAGGCGTATCACTGCGTCCGCCAGCTCGTCCTCCACCGTGTCCTTGACGAGGCGGAGGAACTCTTGAGCATAGGGCGCACCCGCTATACGCTGGAGTGTGTCTATCGTGTCGGGGTCGAGCTTCGCCCACTTGCCGATGCGGTCAGCCTCGATAGCCTCGTGAAGCTCTCCGAAAGCGAGCATCAGATAATGCCCGACGGTGTGCGTACCATCCCAAAAGCCTTTAGCCACCGACCGCTCGTGGCAGTCCTTGGCGTAGCGGTTGAGCGTGTCTGCGTTGTAAAGTCTGTATGTCATAGTCGTTGCTATTTGATGATGTGTGATAAGATGTGTTTTATTACTTCCACCGTCCACCCGTTGCCGAGCATCTTGTAGGCTTGCGTGTCGCTGCATCCCCACTTGTACCAGTCGGGGATGGTTTGCAGTCGGGCGCATTCGGTGGGAGTGAGCCTACGGAGCATACAGCCTATTTTAGCCACGGGCTGTCCGCTGCCGTCGTTCCTCGCTCTTGCGGGGATGCACGGGGCTTTGCCTCCTGCAATTTCTCGGAAGCCTCCGTCCACCTTGTGTGTGCGCCATGTACCTACCGCCAACTCTACTACGGTTTGGTTATTACCATCTTCACGTGACTGAGCATTTAAGCATGGTGACTTCATTGTCTTCATTCTTCGGAACTCTACTCCCCCAAAGAACCTAAGAGAACCGACCGCAACGACCAACGTCATTCCATTAGCCCGAGCGCCTTTATAGGAGGTGGACAACAGGGCATTGCTTTTCTCGTCAGGGCTTCGGAGGTTCTTGGCTATCCAAGGGTCTTTGTCTTGCTGAGGGGGGAGGGGGAGATTGCGCATATAGTATTTCTCGTCCACTTCGTCGTCGAGGATGTCTCCGATGTAGATGCCTCGGTCGGCTGGCTGGGGGATGTCTGTGATCAGTTCACTCCATATTCCCTCGCTCTTCGTACGGATGTTACTCCAGTAGAGGCGTACTCTGTTCTGAGCGGAGACAAGGGCGGAGTTAATCACAACAGGTCTAATGCCGAGGCTTTCGTTTA